GACCACCGGCGTCGACGACGCAGGGATGACGGGTTTGGCGTAGCCGAACGCCGCCGCCACCTTGGACGCGGCGGATGCCATTGCAGAGAGCGGGGTCGCGTACGGTGCGGCCGCGGGAATGCTCGACCCGAGAGCGGTGGCCGCCGACGCCAACGTCGACAAAGGGCGCGAGAACGCCCCCGAGGGGAGCGCCTCCTTGCCACTCGTGACGGTGTTGTACGTGGAGATCGACGGGGCCGCAATGGTCACGTCCGTCAACTGCGCCATGATCGTAATCGGGACGTTTGGCGGTGTCGCAAGCGTGACGTGACGCAGCGTCGTGAGCGGCTTGATGACGAGGTAGCCCATCGAGTCAAAGCCGTCGGGGTAGCTGGCGGGGTTGCTCGTGAGGTTGATCCACTCGGCAGGCGACTGGAACGGTATGTCGAGCTGGAAAGTCGACGCGCCCGAAACGTCCACGTCGACGCCGGGAAGGGACGACACCTGCACGCAATCACACGGGGTGGTGAGGCGTGACAGCGCCCCGGCTCGGTCGTAAGGGCGCGCGAAGTACCGGAAGGCGATCTTTCCGTAGTGGAAGCCAGTCCCACCCACCAGGATCGTGAGGCGCATACCACAGCGGATCCTCGCAAAGTTGGCGGTCTTGCGCAAAACGGCAAAGTTGTTGAAGTAGAGGCTCCACACGTCCGTCACAGACGAGCCACTCACACTACTCCATGCCGTTGTGATGATGGGAACTTGGCGCTCCCACCACTTGTCGATCGTCGACGGGTCCACCGCCGCAGGGAGCGCCGCAGGCGGCGCTGTTGCCGCCTGAACGCCCACCTCCGTCACGATGTGCCCGGTGTTGTTCACGGGAGGCGCTTCATGCGCGCCCACCGTGTTGTTGGCGTCAGCGAGATTCGTGATCAGCTGCGCCTCGGAGGTGGACGTGTTGGTCCCCTCCATTGGAGCCGTGCCCAAAGGGCTCGTGGCGGCTCCCGCCACTTGCGGTTTGTTGTTGTTCATGGTCTGTCTTTGACCACCTGCCTTCACGACCGACTTCAGCAGGTGGGGTCTGACCCCTGGCCCTGAAAAGGACTCAGAGCCCCCACGGTAGTACGCCGCCCCCGAGGTC